GAAGTAGCTTTCAGGTCATCTGTTTCTATATCAAAAAGTAATTTCATTAAAAGTTTACACTGTCATCTTCATCTATACTATTGGTTTCTGCTAATCTTCCTGTATCTCTATCATACAGTAAACTTGTAGCAAAGCCAACATCTCCCGTATACCTTGATTTTAAAACTCTAACTCGTGTTGTGTTGGCTTCCTCTGTGCTTTCTGCCTGTTGATTTCTTTCCAATGCAATAACACAATCTGATAATTGAGCTATGCTTTGTGAACCACGTAAATGAGATAATGAAACTTCAATGCCATTCTCATGCCCTCTGTTTCCGTCCACCCTGCGTAAATGAGAAACTAAAATTAAACCTACTCCTGTTTCCTCTACAATACTTCTTAGTCTTGTCATTATAGTATCAATAGCACGTCTCTCGTCCCCCTCGTTTGCAGCTACTACCAGCATATGTAAGTGGTCTAATACCACCCATTTACACTCACACCCTACTATCATAAATCTAATCTTAGAAAATATTTCATCAATGTCATTTGTCCCAAAGTGTGCATGTATCCATACCCTGTTCTTATTTTCCCCGTCATACAAAATATCAAAGAACTTATCTAATTCTTCTTTACTATATTGCTCACGAATATGGTCAATATATAATCTATTATTAGCTTCAATGGAAAGTATTCCGTCTATGGTTCTTCGCCAATCTTCCTCCAATGCTATTACCCCAACATTATCCTTAGTATTTTTAATTAACCAATGTTCTATTTCTCTGGTCACAGATGACTTTCCAAGTCCCGTTCCACCTGTAAGGGTAATAAGTTCTCCCCCTCTCATGCCTACAAGTTTACTATTCAAACCCTCCCACGGATAAGGAATACTATTTTTCTTCTCTCGCTTATGAAACGCATCTCGCCTATCAGAAACATTAATAACTCCAGACGGAGTATAAGTTTTCGCATCCCAAAATGCCTTGACAAACTGAGCATGTTTATTTTCTTTTAACATGTCATTTGCATCTTTGTAGCCAGTAGGTAAAGTCATAACTTTAGCTTTCTTAGGGGTGAAAAGCTGTGCTACTTTCTGTGCTGTTTCTTTACCTATCTTATCATTATCAAAACATATGACTATATTTTCATAACTTTCTAAAAATTCAAGACTATCTTTAACGTCCCGTATAGCTCCCTGACATCCTCGTTTAATTGAAACAACATCATACTTAGACCCAAACAACTCATACCCAGCAAGAGCATCACATTCGCCCTCAACTAGGGTTATATATTTACCGCCCTTAAATAACTGCTCTCCAAATAAACCTGTTCCCTCATAAGTCCCGTGGAAACTAAAATTTTTGTCTTTAACATATCTTACTTTATGAGCAGTTTTTTCATTTGAATTATAAAATGGATAGACATGTTGAACAACTTCATTTTTGTCGTTGTAGACAACCTTTACTCCATACTTCTGAGCAGTTTCTTTTGATATTTTTCTATCTAACAAAGGACCATAAACTGCCCCGTATTGGTCGTCTAAACTGGTATTGTTTTTATAAGCTGATTGCACTTGATTAACCTCCTCATTGGTTATCTTTGAATTTTTATTTGTGAATGCTCCACAACTAAAACATTTTGATGACCCGTCTTCGTTAATGCATAAAGCATCACTACTACCACATGCGGGACATGGTTGATGAACTTTTACAAAAGCCACATTACCTCCTAGAACGGACTACTTAGGGATAGGCAAGGAGGTAAACATGTTGATGTCAACACACCCTAAGTAATCCTGAATTATATTACGAATCCTTGCTTTCCGTTTGGTCTGCTTCAATCATTGCTTCCTGACAACCCTCTAATAATTTTTCTAAATTTACCCTGTGGGTTCGGGATGCAAAATCCAATGCTTCGACTATTACTTGTAGCTGACCTGCTTTGTTAATAATGATAGTGGCTTCTTGTTTTTTAGCATCATCTTTTATTTTATTAACATCATACAAAGTTTCGCCCTTATCATTTTTAATTGTAATAATCATTAAAAATCTAAGTCCTCGTCTAAGTTAGAACTTGCATCTTGTTTTTCAACCAAGTTAAGTATTTTTACTTTATCTAAAACATAAGTATGAAATGTGCCATAACTATTTTTTATCGGTAGATAGTGATACATGATTTTAGCTTCGGTATTATTACCTATAACTATTTCTCTACCTGATTCATCCGTAAACTCAAACTTTTGTCCGTCTGAATTTTGAACTTCAACAGCTTTATTTGATGAACCATTTTTTAACTGTGTCCACCTTTTTAAATAAATTGATTCAGGAATATCATCCCAAGCCTTGGTTTTAATACCTAAACTATTCGCCACTTCTAATTCCTCAGAATCATCAGGCACTAAATATGTTTCCCAAATCCCCTCTTTTTTAAATTTAAAATTAGGCATGTTGATTGCTGGAAAGATTAGTTTACCTGTCATCACGTAATACTGTATCTTACCCTCTTCGTTATGTTGCACTCTTGCTTCACTCATTTGTTGCTCCTATTATGATTTATTTTAAGTAAGGTGGTGTATGGTCATGGTGGTTTCTAGCACTTATATGACTTCATCCTCGACCTATGTTCTCCCATGTCCCCGAATTTAATCTAGGATTTATAATGGAATCAAGGATTTTATAAAGGCTCACTCATACACCTTTGAAAGCCAGTCTCTTGACTTTCTATATAATAGTATAAAGATATATTTAAATATGTCAATTATTTTCTAAATATAATTTAATCATTTTTAACTTATCATGATACTCAGCAATTTTATTTAGCTCATTTTCAATCGTTTCTATTGTATCAGGATGCTCTGCAACTCCCACAGGATTATCAATTAATATTAATGCATTCGCAACGTGGCGGGCTATCTGCCCTTTAAAGTTATTGCGTAATGCTTTTAAAATAAATTCTCTATTCATATACATTATTTCTCCTCAATATTAAATGCTTCATTGGTATGCATTAATAAATCTGCCATAGCATGAGCATCCATGATATCAACACCACCATACTCAAACAAACTACTCACACCCCACTTAGCTTTAGGATAATTCTTTTTAATCCATTCCAAGTTTCTTTCTGGAATTTTAACTGTTATCATTTTTTCTTTCATAGGTTCTCCTGTTTTGCTAAAATACTTTCAATCATCTTAGGAGAATGACCTTGCTCTGCTAGGCTTTCCCAAGTTTCATTACTTTCATTTAGTTTATCTTCATAAAAATATACAACTGCTACAGTTCCTTTTGTTGGACTATCATGTATTGATAAATCCACATCATCAAATTCTGCATCTAGTCTTTTGGATAACTCATGCTTAGTTAATTTATTCATCTTCCTTGCCCTCGATATTTTTTGTAGTTGCTTTTCTTATTCTTGTTCATGGTAGAGAAAGCAACATTACCTCTACCTTGACTTGTCTTTTTACCTCGCACCCCAGTAGCAGGAGTATGCTCAGTCTTTCGCCAAACTTTAGCCATTAGTCCTCAACCAACACAGACTTTCGCTTATCAGCAAACTCAGTAATTTTTTTACCTGATGCATACCATATTGTTTGCTCGGTCCACTTACCATTATTAAATCTTGTCTCCACAGCAACGACTGAATTATTTTCTTTTTCTTGCTTTAGCTCTGCTTTTCTTTCAGCTACACTATCTTTATATTGTGTCATTTATATTGATTTAGTAAAATTAGTGCTACTTATTATCTCTTTAAACTTAACCCCTATTAATTTATGTATTCTATCTTCATATAAACTAACGTGTCTTAACACTTCCTCTTGTTCTTTTTGGGTAAAATTTAAAAAGTTATCTTCCATATGTAAGTTAGGGTCATCAAATAACCTCATTAAATAATCTGATATCTGATGTTTCGCATATACTTTCGCTGATACTTTTTTTCCTTTGTATGTAATCATTTAATATATAGCATTGAAATCAACAACATCCTTTATGCAGGAGCTAAGAGCTTTGGCAATAAACTCTTCTATTAAAAAGTAAATATCATTCTCGCTAATATCAGTGGGGTTATCGCCCTCTAAAATATCTTGGTGAATAATTTGAAATAATTCCTTTTGTTGTTCTTTTGATAATCTAGCAACGACATCAAAGTCCCGCATACATATATCTTCTACTATCTTATATAGTGTAGGCATATCATTAGTGCTCATAATAATTTGACCTCCTCCAATATTCTTTTAAATCTTGGTCTTGTAAATCCTCAACATAAAGATATAAATGTTTTGGTATAGCATAATCAAAAGTTTTAGTTTGATTATATAAAATTAAATATACCTCTTGATTTTTTGACCATTCAATTTGAGTTTCGCTATGTGGAAACCAATAGCTTGACATATAACACTCAGCAAAATCATCGACAATTTTATCTATTGTTTTCTGTTTATTAAATCTTTTCATTTAGTATACCCTCCCATGTATAAATACTATTATCCGCCAATTCAACTGTAAATGTATCTGCTGGACGATTAAAATACACCTCATAACAAAATTTATTTTCATACATCTCTCGCCCATGAGTAATACAAAAGTTCTCAAACACCCTGTATTGCTCACGAGTTAAAGTTCTTTTTAATGTATCAATCTCTTGTGAAGGAATATGTCTCATTCGCTATGTCCTCGATATTGCTTAAAACTCCCCTGTCAATAATATCTTTATTTTTTTCATACATTTCAACGATATCACCCTTACACATTAAAACATCTGCGGGTAAGTTCTTAATCGCTAATCTTATAAAATGAATTATATCAATATCTTTTGATAACGATAACCATTTCCGCTTTGACTGACTGAAGTAATAATATTCATTCAGTGAATGCATATCTATTGGAAGTCGCTTATCGCTTATAACTTCCTGTAATTCTAAAACTTTTTCAATGTTCATTCTATTTACCTCCTAAATTGCTAAAGTTTTTATTAAATCTCGTTGTTGTTTTTTCATGCTT